GTCGTTGTCGGTGGAAGGCTTAACGAGATAGGAATCCGGGTACATGTATCCTGAGGCCCGAAGTTAATGGACAGCTTCGAAGAGTTGTTCATTGGGGTGGCTACGGGGGGCAGTAAATTAATAGACCCCCTTTACTCCCCAGTTGTTTATGGCTCGCCGTAATAACAACAAAATGACTCGAAGGGTTCCTAAATTGGAACCTGTGCCTTTAACACTGACATTTGCTACTCCGCCAAATGAGCCGGGAGCAACTGTTACTTCGTATATTGATCTCTCGCAAGCTGCTAGTCTTGCTTCGAGAAAATTCCTAAGGCAAGGCCTTAATTGGGGAATTGCTGGAATTAAATGTATTTCTTCTGGTGTTGGATCAGTAGGAATATATACGTTGCCACAAACTTGGGTTATGTCGAATTCTTGGCATAAATCGTTTGCAGTTTGGAATCGAATGAATAAAGATGCATTACTTGAATCGGAGTCTGTTCGACCACGATTTTTAGATTTCAAAATATATGCAGACGCTGAACATCACGCGGCTGGATTTGGAGCTAATCTATTACCGGTTAATGGGATTGGCTCTACTACATCTGGTGAATGGGAATCATCGAAGATTGTTATTCCAGATACTACTCTTGGAGCAGTTGGGGGCGTGCAAGAACGTGAGTTCATAGCCACCGGAGATAATTATCCTGGAGCAGGTGCTTCTGGATTGAATGCTGTATCTCTTATTGAGGGTTATGCAGCTTCTAGGTTATTGCCTAATGTTCTAGATCCTAATACTCCAGGCGATGCTGCGGATGCAGATGGTGTCTCACCAGAGAACTGGATGTCGGCTACCTTCAACGAAGGGACTCAACAAGACGACGATGTAATCGATACAATGATTACAGAAAATAATATTGCTCCATATCCGTTTGAAAACGATGGAGTTAATGTTGATACTATGTATCCCGGCGGAGCGAATCAGATGTCTGGATTACAGTGGCATGATATTGGTACTATTTATGGTACATCAGCAACAACATCTGTTGGTTTTACCCGTATTAAGGGTGGAAATGTTCCTTGTGGATTGATTAAGGTTGTATGGAATCCTACTTCTGGAACTTCGAATTTGGTTTTGCAAGTTGATATGATACCTGGATCACATCGAGGATACTTGGCAGAACCTATGCAGGATATGTGATTGATATGACTATACAAACAACAGATACTATTGTGCAAACCGCTAAGGTTGCAACAGCCATTGACCATTTGAAAAATAATCGAATTGAGTATTTATTGGTCTTGATATTAAGCCATTTTATGGGCATAACTGATCTAGTGATTGCACGTGCATCTGGAGTGTGCTTCTGATGGCGAAATACAATTATGGTAAGACTTTCAAAAAAGACGGTAAGTTAGTTCGATACCGTTATACTAATAAGAAAAAGTCTTCAAAGAAACTTGTTTCTGCACCTAAGAAGAGATGATATAATGTCAACTGCTTCTTGTACTCGGTGTGGTTCACACGTACATTCTAAAGTTCCTATTGATACTTCAGAAGGAACGGTCCATCACGTTATTTGTGTTGGTTGTAGTTTTGAGTGGGTGGAATAATGAGTGTTGTCGCTGCGTATTATCTTGCTAGAGATTTGGAGCAGAAGTATTGGACGGCTACGCTTTCCACCGCGACTTGGGGTGCTGCTAGATATTTGTATACAGGAAATCCAGCGACCCTTAAGTTTGCAGGACGTATGGCATCTTTTGGTGTACGTGCTCATAGTAATGCTGTTCTGGGAGTTCTTCGAACTCCTTTGGTTAGAGGTGGTGCTTCTACGTTAGGAGGTGCTGCTGCTCAAGGAATTGCTGCTGTTGCTTTAGGATATACAGCAGGAGCAGTGATTGGTACTGGAATCGCTAAAGTTGCTTTTGGAGATGAAGGTGCTGAAAAGGCTCTCGATCTGTATTTGCCAGGTGGAGCCGATTTTATTTCAGAAGGTATCTTATCGATACCAGAGAATGCCTGGACTATTGCATCTCATTATGCTAGTAAGGCTGTTGAAAGTGATGTTTTTGATAACCTTTATGTTTAAGGTTTATTTACCTTATTTTATTAGTAGGGGTTATGGAATACCACTACTCGGATTTAATCTTGATAATTTCAGACTATAGGAATTGTCGATATTGTTGGCCTGCGGACTGTAGGTGTTTGTAGTGAAATGTCAATATTGTGGACATGAATTAAAGCTAATAGGTGTTAGCTATTATCAGTGTACGTTGAATTCTCTCAAGTATCCTTTGTCTGAAGAGAAATACAATGAGTTTTTACAAGCGGGTATCTGGGATCCCGCATGTTTGCTATTACAGAAAATTAACTAATTTTGTAAGCATCTTGCCTTACTAATTTTTAAACCGTCGTTGTCGGTGGAAGGCTTAACGAGATAGGAATCCGGGTACATGTA